TACTTTATCCAAACGAGTCTTCAATTCATCATATGATTTGAATTCTTTATCTGCCAACAAAGGTTGTAAAGAATATTGTGATTTCCAAATCTTTTCCAATTCAGCATCATCATCAAGCAATGGTGCAGGTGATGCAAATTCTGAACTGTCATAGTTTTGATAACCAGCAACTTTACGAATACGGAGTTTGAAGTCAGCACCTTTCCACAAATCGAATGGATTCATGGGGGTTTCATCTTCAAAAGCAGGATTCATTGCTTCAGTAATCTTATCAAAGATTTTCTTACCAAATCTGAATAGGAAGACCTTGCCTTCGTTCTCAGGATGCTTTGGATCAGATACAACATAGATGTTTGCTGTATAGTTAAGCTTACGCTTCTGTGCTCTTGCCACAGTCTTATTGGCTTCGATACCAGAGTTCCACAATTTGTTGTTGTGTTCACAGACTGGACATGTTTGGCCTTTGGTAGTCAAACAGTTATCAATTAACCAACCACCAGGTCCCTGAAAACCATGAGAGAATACTTTAACCCAAGGTACAGCACTCTCACCATCTTCTGGTGATTCAGGTAAGAAACGAATGACAGCAGAGCCGTTGCCGACTTTATCTACTTCTGGTTTCCAGTAGTTTTCTTTATTTTGTGGGGATTCTGTGCTTGCGCTGAGTGCTTCAGCTTTAGCTTTCAATTTGGCGAGATTGCCAGATTCTGTTTTCAATTTAGAGAAATCCATAATTAACCTTTCTAGTATAAACGGAGTATGAACGGAGTGTTTTCAAAATAACATTATATAACATATTTAGGCGCTTTGTCAACTATAAACCTAACATTTGTAAGATTTTTATAGTATCTTTGGCATTTTTGTGCCAAATGGCCACGCCTCCTGCTTTTATCCAATCATCGATAACCCTTTCGGTATCATCGATAATGATTGAATCTGGTGTTGCCCACTTGTACTTGTTTTTAGCACCGGGAACAAAATTTCCTTTAAATTCTATATTATGTGTATCTAACCAAATCTTCTTTTGTGTTGATATCTTATCATACATTTGCTCATTGGCTGTTGAAGATAACATCTCAATTGGTATTGGTAATTTCTTCAGATACTCAATCAATTCAATTGCATCTGGCATCAAGTCTAATGTAGCAAAATGCCCAGCATCAACAAAGTGTTGAAAGTATCCATAGAATTGTTTTTTCTTTTCTGCTACTTCAGGATCAATATCAAACATTTCTTTGTATCGTTTTTTGAAATCAGCAACGACACCATCCATGTCTAGATAAATTTTTGAGAATTTTTTCATATTGGTAACTTTGATGTTTTCTTTAGTAAGTTTGCTGATTCTGCTTCTTCACGTATTTTTGCTTTCAATGCTGAGGTTAGCAACGTTGAAGCAACTTCAATTTCCATGCCAGTACTCTCACAATGGTAAATAATAGAATCCATATAAGGCAGATTCATTTCATAAGACAATTCTTCAATCAGTTGACTGAACTCTGTCATCTCTAGTTTTGTTGGCATATTCATTTAGTGTTGATATTAGGTCAGGTATTTCATCAATGTTTATCATCATACTATAAGTTGACGTATAAGGCAAGCCTAATTTTGTTAACCAGGTATTTTTTCTAATTAAAAATACGGTATCCTCGTGAGGATACTCTAAGGTGAATTTTGTTACTTCGCTCATATCTTTGTATAGAATATATGGTTTCCAATCTTACGCACGATCCTCATGTTGTTCCATTCGGGTGATACGTAAGTTGCATGATAGTATAAAGCCTTTGATTTGGCAATATCATCGTGTAGAGTTACCTCGGTTAATGCTTTCTTAGCAATATATAGAGATTCTTCCCATGCGTATTTGTTTCTTATATCTGTCTCTTTACTGCATGTCCAGGTGAACTGGCACGTTGATCCAGTTCTTTGGTACACTACACCACAGATATCAGAAGGAAATTTGTTTGAATTTGTCCTATTTTTTACGACCTGAGCTACAGCTAACTTGCCTTCGTAGGGTTCCATGGCTGATTCAAAATATATATTTTTTGCCATGCAGATAAGTTGTTTATTAAACTCACGACCGATTTCATAAACAGGATTGTTTGTAAGTGGATTTGCCAATAGTGGCATGAAACTCATTATCAAAGATAAAATGAGAGTCCTTATCAGAAGGAACTTCATCAGTTCTCCTATGTTGTTGAACAAGAAAATAAGTTTTTTACGGCTGAAAAACTATCAGAAAAACCTGACTCTTGTTAGAAAGAGATTTTAATGCCTGCAGTAACGATATTGCCTGTGTAAGTATCAATGCGTTTTTGTGCTTGCTGATAACGGTAATCAGCAGTCAATGCAACATTCTTGGCAACTGGAATTGTAAGACCAGCACCAATTTGACCTGCATAACCAGCTTTAACACCTTCGTCTTTAATGTAAGCACCACCAACTTTAGCAGTCAATGTGTTACCTTTAAAAGAGTAAAGGTCGTATCCGCCAATTAGGTCATAACGAACTTCTTTTAGACCAATATGTTTAACACTTTCAATTTCACCTGTTAAACTATATTTTCCCATTTTTTCACCCAAAGTAATGCCGTAGTCATTGCTATGTGGTACGGCATAATCACGGCCTCCGACTACACCCAGCTCTACAGCTTGAGTGGCACCGAATACGGATAGTAATGCTGCCAATAGAACGATTTTCTTCATTTTAAACTCCTTTATTTAAGAAAAATGGTTGGTTATTCTGTTACGAGGAAACCAACCGAAACCCTAGTCAGCGTTTAGGCTGCCAATGCGAACTTTTCATCGTTTGCGTTTAGTTTAATTTACTTTTTACATCTCTCTGTGATGAGTTGTCCATGCCTCTACTTGTTACCCTGTCGAAACTATGCAGGCCCATCAAAAACATATTAAGGTGTATTAAGTCTTACAGGTAGAGGACTGGGATACCAAACCCTATCTTTTTACAGATTCTAATATGTTTATGGTGGACCTGGGGGGATTTGCACCCCCGTCCAGAATACTTTTTGATTTACTTCATACAACCATATTCACTTATCCTTATCTTTGCCATAATAAAAATAACAACTGATAAGAATAATTATGATAGCACTTAAAACGAATAAGTCTCCATTCATCTTACGGCCTCTGTGTGTTTATGTTTAAAAGATTTCTTTAGAATTTTAAACCATAATTTTTTTACCTTATCGAGGTTATGCTCAAACTCAGCTCGGTTTAGTTTTAAAATTAGTTTCTTAATCTTCATTATACTCTACTCCAAAGATGTTGGCAATAGGTATTTAGGTTTTATAGAGTTGTTTTGTAGAAATTGATGGCTTCCAGAAGTCCATCGATGTGATCCTCCGTTTTTTCCTTGAAGATTATTGGCGATTCATTATCAACTGCCATTATAATCACCAAATTATCAATTGGTTGTCCTGTTAATTCTTCCGCCATTAAAGCATAGGCACAGGTCTGCCAAAAGTAATCTTGAATGCCTTCTTTTGTTTTGATTCTCTTAGATGTTTTAAAATCAATAACAGATAATTGGCCTTCATATTCACCAATGCAATCAACACGACCAGCAAGGCCTAATTGATTAGACCATAATGCTTGCTCTTGATACCATATATTATCAATTTTATCCAAATAAGGAATTAATTCATTGAACATCTCTTTTGCATCTGGCATGATGTTGCCAAGGGGTTCATTATTAAGATAACGTTCACATAGAGTATGTACATTGGTGCCACGACCTGATGCTTTGCGTGCTATCTTGTTTGCTTCTTCTTCACCGACACGTTTACGCCATGCCATGATTTCAGCTTTCTTCATTGCACCAAGAACGGTGGTAACAGAAGGTAGTTTATTACCTTCAGGTGTTACATAATATCTTTTACCATCTTCAAAAGTTTTTGATTCTAGATTAGGTAATGTTTTTGGTGGACAATATTTAAACATAATATAATTGTATTTTTAATTTGATAAACGATATCAATTCGATACCATGTAAGATGGGTAATTACTAGGACTATTATAACCAACAGTAGACGCTGCAAATCCAAAGCTAAATATTGAATCTGATCCTCTTG